GAGCCAGTAAAGGAGCCAGTAAAGGAGCCAGTAAAGGAGCCAGTAAAGGAGCCAGTAAAGGAGCCAGTAAAGGAGCCAGTAAAGGAGTCAGTAAGGGAGGCACCAGTGAAAGAGACACCAAAGGAGCCACCAAAGGAGCCACCAAAGGAGCCACCAAAGGAGCCACCAAAGGAGCCACCAAAGGAGGAAGAGCCTCAAGCGACAGCATTGGAGCCAGTACCGGAACCCGATAAGACAGTACCGGAGGCAGCAGTATCGAAGCCTAACGATGAGTCACCAAAAGAAGAAATTAAATATGTCAAGTTTGATGATAATACTGATGATTTAAACGGCTTCAGTTTCGTTTGAAGCGCAAGCCTCACTATCTGATGTACATCTATATGCCAGCTGGTGTATTTCTTGTTCAGAAGGCATTTGTAATCGTGGTATGGCCTCAAATTCTTCATCTGATTCTGTACTTGTTGGTTCAGCAACACACAAAGATTATAGTTTGCGTCTCTTTTCACGCTTTGCTTGTTTGACGAGCTCCTCAAGTTCGCTTGCTGATGAAACTGTTCCATCCGGAAGTTGACAGATTGTGGTGGGGTAGCGTTTGTGTTTCTCTACATATTCAATGATCATCTGTATAGCATCCGTTCCGTCGTTAGAATCTGTATCATCCATTGCAGGACACAAACATGGATAGTCTGTCCTGAGACCCTCAATTCCGGATATCATTTCGTTCTTTATTTTTTCCATACTTTCAAGACACCTGAAGTTTTGGTTCACCTGGCGTCTCATGGTATGTATAAGGTCCTGTTGTTTGTTGAGATTTTTCATGAATTTGTCAAATGATGCCACAACTTGATCTATCAATGATTGAGAATCTGTCTGATCCTCGGTCTTAATTCGTTTTGCTAATGCTCCTGCAAACACGAACGCGTTATGTATTACCTGTTTTGGTGACATACCAGGTCCCATAGCTGCATAAACAACCGGGATTCCTGATACGTTTTCCACTGACATGAGTGGTTTATTCGGTATTTTACACTTCAAACTCAAGAAGATTCCAATGTTGATCTTTTTCATTCTCGCGGCTTCATATACGCGCTCTCGATGCTTTTGCATGTCATGTATACTATGAATGCTAGACTTAAATTTGACTTCAACTGATGCTGTAATAGGAGTATCCCCATCACATTTCCACAAATAATCCTCAGAGCCCGGCTCTGTACTCCTACTTGTATCTTCAAGAAATCCAGTGTTGAGTTCTTCTTCGAACACCGAACGCACTAGCTCCTCCCCAGTAAAACCAGTATTGACATCCTTTGTGAATTGCTTCAAGACACTAGTAGATTCACGAAGAACATCTGACATGTGGGAATTTGCTGATTTTTCAGCAAATTTCATTGTGTTCATTTCTTTTTTCAGACGATCTATTTCTTCTTCATATCTTTTCATGATATTGTCGTAATATGATTTCATATGATGTTGACTATTTGATAACATGTCGTCCTGGCGCTTCATAAGCTCCTGAATCTGGGTTTTGTGAATATCTTCATGATTCCTCATTTGTCTTTTAGATTGTTCAAGAGCTTTTGAATCAATAGTTGCTTTGAGCTCTTCTAGTTCTGTATTCAAACTACTGACTACACCATCCTTTTCCGCAATGGATTTTAAGTGTTGCTGTGTGATGCGTGCTATGTCTTGAGCTTTATAACTTACTTGAACAGAGGCCATTGAAGATGTGAACTTGAAAAGTTCCTTTGCTACATCGAATATGTCGGCAACAACCCCTGGTGGTTGCGTAATTATCCATTCCTTAGCATCGTTACGTTCAGACGGTATTTTCAGTACTACTTCTTCCATTGCGTCTTCCATTACAATTTTGAATCATTTCTTCTTTTTAAAATAAATTCCACACCATTCAAAAAGAAAAATATCTTGCGCTATGCTATATGTTGAGTAGAAATAGAAGTCGAACGAACTACGTTCAGACATTTGCAACACCAAACAAAACTATTTATGGCAAGAACAGTAAATGGAAAAAATCACTCAATAAAAATACAGATGTCGAAATCATACAAATAAGAAATGCTTTGTCACGTGGGTTCTACCACCAATTATTGCCGCTTTCGATACAGAGAATTCTGTAGAATACAAAAAAAAAGTGGTTCAAACAGAAAGCTACGCCGACAGCACGTGGCTCTAGTAGGGCCACTCAATAGATTGCATGTACACAGCGAAAACAATAGCGTTTTTGGCAAAATATGGTTAGCCTCGGCTTCGCTTAATCGGCAAAATACTTAGCCTATATGGTTAGCCTCGGCTTCGCTTAATCATGTGGAATGAACATTAGAAGGATTCACCATGAATGAGCGCCCGTCAGCATTCAGGGTGACACAGATCCTGAGCTTGCCGTCTTTGACAAATACATCTCCTTTCTTTGCTGATTTGCCATTGAGATCGTGCTGGTTTTTCAAGTCAGCGAGCTTGACATTCTCGCCTACCAACTTGATCAAAGAGGAGAACGATTCATCCAGATCTCCAATCGACTGAAACCACCCGGTCGGACTCACTTGGACATGCCGTGCCAGGGGTGCAGCGTATGGGGCAAGGACCCATCCATTGACGTCGTCGGGTCCAGCGAGTGATGGAGTCGTGATGAGATTCCACATTCCTGTGGTGTCTCGTTTGTTGTCTAGCTGTTCGAAAGTTATCTCTAGGGAGACGTGTTTCTTCATGTTCTCCATGGAGAAGGTCGCGACCGGAGGGATTCCGCGCAGAGCCATAGCGTCACTTCACCCGACTTCACCTCACTTCCCGCCTTGCTGAGCTCGACCCGATTTGACCGGGGTACACATGTGTCACCCATACCAAACCCACCTCAAACATTTAGATGCTCATCACGCAGTGAATCTTGTCCAGCTGCTCCTTGTACCGCCTGCCACCATCTCCCCCCTCCACGCTCGCCTTCACCTTATCTTGATGGTCCAAAAACTCTGACCCCACCCGAGTCTCCTCGTCTGCCTCCGCCTCCAAATGACCAGAATTGTCATCGTAAAGTTGCTCCAACACCTCCCCTTTCGCCTTGTTCTCCCACTCCTTCTCCTCACCCTCACCCGCTACCACCACCTGGTAGATCGCTCGCTTCTGATTGGGAACACGCACGTTATGATTCACACCATCAGGCGCCCTCCGGTGCTTCAATTTAATGAACTGAGTAACTGCATTCACAGGATCGGCCAGTAACGCCTGAATCTGTTCGTGTGAAATGTGCTCGATCGACTCCTTCCCAAACACGTTTATTTTCTGCTCAACCACGTATTTGTTAGTGGTATTAGTATTGTTCACGGTTCTTGGTTTTTTCGCCACCTTTATCAGTTCCTTTATCTGATCATCTTTTTCTTTTATTTGCTCATCCTTTGCTGACAATTGTTCTTTCAAATCTTCTTTGTCTTTTTCTAAAGATGCAATCCGCTCTTTATCACCAGTCACAACTAGCTTACATCGCTTCTTATGAGATGACCAATTCGGCATCCAGATTGTTTCATAACCACACTCGCAAATACGAGCCTGTTTGTACTGTGAAGGCATCTGTTATTTTGTACATACTTTTTTTTAAGCTTATTATAAGCTTATAATAAGCTTATAATAAGCTTATGATTCTCCTGCCACATTCTCACCCATACGTCTCCTACCAAAATACACTATATTATAACATTATAGAAGATATCGCGAAGAAAAGAAGGGGGGGGGGGGGCAAGGGAAAATATAAAACTCCAAAAATATTTTTACGTAAAAATATTTTTGGAAAAAAAATGAGGCCAAAATTTTTGCTGTACGCAAATGGAACCGCCCATCCTCACCCTGGCGATCGCAGCTGCACGTAGGCGCTTTTAGCTGACGGGTACTCGGGTGCATCAGGAGTGAACACCCTTGGCTCGCCCGATCGCGCAGCCTCGATTGATTTGGTCAGCCAGCCCTGCCGGCCGTTCCGGTCGTTCCACACGTCCTGCTGGAGCACCCGCACGACCGAGAGGCAGATCGATGAGCACCTCAAAGCTGCCCGGGAACGTCAGGTGGAAGTCGAAGTGAGTCTGGCCAACACACTCGTTCGGGCACTTGCAGAAGCGCTTCGACATTGATCCGGACGCGCGGGAAGCTTTTAAAATGGATACGGTTGGGTTTGAGGCGGTTGGGTTTGAGTGGGGTACACATGTGTGACCCTATAAATCAGAGGGGGAGGCTCCCCCCATAGCGTGTTTGGTTCTTGTTTCTTCTCTAAAATTAAGAAAAGAAAGAAGAAGCAGACGGGCTAGGGGTCGTCCCCCGGTTGGTCTTTCCAAGGTTCACACATGTGTACCCCAACTCAAATCGGGTCGAGCTCATCAAGGCGCGAACGTGATACGCGACACGGTTGACCATGATGGCCAAGCGTGCGAGCTTCGAGCGGATTCGGGAGCGCCTCCCTGATCTTCAAGAACGGCACGCGGCCCGTATGATCGCGAGGAGCGTGTTGGGAGGAAACACGTCCGATATGGTCAAGAGTCTCTTTGAGGACCTCAACGAAGTGAAGTGGTTGCTCGTTGACGTCGAATCAAACTCTCTTCCGGCACTTAAAATGTTCATTCTCTACCTGGACTATTTCGAGTGTACTTCTGACGCCTGGAAGTTGCGCTTGCTCACCAAGCGCAAATTCCCGAACGCCACACTGAAGACTGAGAAGCCAGACATGGTAAGTTGCCACTCCACCCGATGTGAGTCACAGTCGTGGTGGTAGTTGACTTGAATTGTTGCTGACGCGCGCCCCTGCTGTTGCTGACGCGCGCCCCTGCTGTTGCTGACGCGCGCCCCTGCTGTTGCTGACGCGCGCCCCTGCTGTTGCTGACGCGCGCCCCTGCTGTTGCTGACGCGCGCCCCTGTTCATAGGATGTGGAATTTTCATTGACGACCCTTGCGGCAGTTCTTCAAGTCAACTACCATACCATCACGACTGTGACTCATTCAGCATCCCCCATCGTTCCCTACAACATAACGCCAGGGCGCAATGTGGACAGCTACCACTGCACTGGGGCCAGCAGGATTCACATCTCTTCCAAGGACTTACGCTACGGGATGGTTTTCGTCTATCTCTTTAGTGACACGGTTGCTCGCACTCACAATGAGATTGACTCTCGCAAATGGTCCCAGCACACTCAAGAGAAATGTGGTATTTGTTACGGCTCAATGTTCATTGTGGAAGGACCAATGGCGAAATCAGACGAGTTTGAGAAGATCATTCAAGACTGTATTTACGACATGAAGCACTTCATGGACGAGGGGTTGAGGAAGCAGACGAACCTCCTCCCTGGTCGCAGTTTCTGCGTGATTCACGAGCGCAATCACAAACGGTTTCAAGACCTCACTGGTGGAGAACGCCATGCATTTGTCTTGAAGAAGGACGCACGTATCGAATTAGAGAAAGACATTATCACTGGGATCTATCAGATAGATGTTTTCGGGTGACGCGAAAATACTCTGAACACTTGCCTGCAGCAATTCTGCCGCGCACTGGTGGTCTTGCTGCTAGTTCTTGTTGTAATGTCTCTACCTGCCCTTGGAGTGTTGTTACAGTAGCATTGAGTGTTGTTACAGTAGCATTGAGTGTTGTTACAGTAGCACTGTGGTACTGTCTGTTGGTACCGATATTCGTGTTCCGTAATCACACGTTTTAGTTGCTGAATCTCAGCAACTAAAACGTTTCCGTAATAATATTTTTAATTTATGATAGAAGTAAATGGAAAATGCCAAGGAATGGGCAATAGAAAACCCTAGGCCATCAATTTTACTTTTGGGTCTGATGATGACCAGCCCAATAGAGAAGTTGTTACTGCCATATCTTTCAGCTCAAATAATCAAGGACCTGGACAATAAAATCCAGCTAGTTTCTAGTGTAGTCAAGTGGGCAGTAGTGTTTGTTGTATTGAATATATGTTATTACATGTATGATTCAACTAAACATTCCATTGCAACCGATTTGAACAAAAAATCTGTTAAAATGCTGTTCAATCGCATTATGGACTCTGAATGGTCTGTTTCTGACAATAATGTGTTTGAGCTTTTGTCCATAATTCAGTCATCTAATTCTTACACGTGGAAAATCATTGATATAGCATATTCTATTTTAGGTGGTCAGATATTCACACTAATTGGAACTGTATACATTTTTTCAAATCATGCAACATGGTATGTAAGTTTAATGTTGATACTCTCCATATTGGTTGGGTTTTTAACCGTACAATCATCAGTTGAAAGTTGCAGAGATGACATAAAACAGTACAACATGTACAAAGCGGCAACCTTATCCGACATTGCTGACATTATTTCTTCAAGATCTATAATTGATAAAAGCAAGGACAAAAACAAATACATAACACCTGCACTTGACTCTCTAGCTAATCAAAACAAAAAGGAATACGATTGCAGGATGAATGTTTCTATGAGAATAGGATTAGTATCAGCAATCACAACAATAATTATTTATGTACTTATGTTCAATGATCTTATTCAACAAAATATATCATCTGATGATTTCACTACGATATTTTTTGTTTCTCAACAGGTGTTCGAAATGCCACTGGTTCTGCAGAATTCCTTGTATGAAAATATACAAATAAATGAATTTGAAAATAGTGTAGATACACGTTTTCAAAAGAAGAAGAGCAGCATTCTGACGGAAAACAAAGACATAGAAGTTAAAAATGTCAAAATACGTTATTTACCAAAAGATCAGCCACAAGTCCATATGAAAGTGAAACAAGGAATTATTGTTTCACTTACTGGTCCGAACGGGTGCGGTAAAAGTAGTTTACTTAGAATAATTGCGGGACTAGAAGCACCACTGAATGACGATGCTGTAATAATGGCTCCTCTACATTCCATGTATGTACCACAAAATGCAAACCTAATAAACAGATCCATAATAGAAAATGTTGGCCTGGGATTGCCAAGAAATCCCACAAGACAAGAAGTAATTAATATGTTGAATCAAAATAATTTGAAATCATACGTTTCTGTGTTTGAAAAATTCATGAATGAGCCTGTCGGAGAACTTGGGAAGAAATTGTCAGGGGGGCAAAGACAGATAGTTTGGATGTTAAGACTTATATTTTCTAACAAAAAAACAGCTCTCCTTGACGAACCAACCTCGTGGATGTCTGCACGAGTTAGTGAATCCTATTTGAATTGTTTAAGACGTAACAAGATTACTGCACTGATTGTTACACACGATAGAAACGTACAATCCTTTTCAGATTTGGAATTAGACTGGGAAGATGTTACACACAGTAGGCATTGGTTTAACAGTCCCAATTTTCCGATTGTTTGATGCCCCCAATGTCACGACCCTTTCTTTTCGATTTTGACTTTTTCATTATTATTATGTCAAAAAAATAAAGAATAGAAGCACAAAAAATACAATATCGCGCTTGTAGAGTCTATTTGTCGGTTGTTTGATAGTTTCTTTATTTTCTTCGACAACACCTTCACCTTCAATGCTTCGTATGTATTGCAAAGTGTATTTCAAACGAGCCTTTGGTGATAGAACAGAGATTCTACATGCTGACATCATCAAGCACAACTCTGTTTCATACGCCTTACAAGCATTGGTATGATGATTGTTGAATTCACGATTAACGCTTCTTATGTTTATTGAAGCTGTGGGGTGATATTCTACTAACAGTTCTGTTATATGTTGTAAGACATCACACGGTAATTTAACAAGAGAGCGAGGGCACATGAAGCTGCCCCTTTCCAACCACACTCTTTTTAACTATTCCCATTCGTCCTCGTCTTCTTTACAGAGCTTCGTGTAAGCTGCGTATTCTTCATCCGTCATGAGCTGCAAATCCTCATCGGATATATCTGACCACTTCTTCAAAACACCTCTTACTGAAACTTCGACTTCCTCGTCCTCTTCTCCCAAATCCTCTGCGTCTTCCCATTCGTCTTCATTTTCCTCCTCTTCTGCTTCAACCGGGACTGGTGTACGCTTCAGTCGTAGTGATTCGGGCATGACTGGCAGCGTCCATGGAGTGAATTTGGCACCAATTGTGATTGTATACGCATCATAAAGAGGTGTATGCGCAAGATTAAATCCCACATCTTCCTCCATGACTTCTTTATCACAGACCTGGCAGATGAGCGCCATACAAGCTTCGTTTGGTACGTGTTGAGAAGAGTCAGTGACAGCGCAGCCACATGTCAGCCTGTTGTATGTTTGATGGGAGGCGTAACGCATACAGCAAATTCTCGCGTGGAGCGAGTTGTAGAACACATCCGTATCGACTTCCCATTGTTGAGCACATCTCTCCACGCGATTTTTATCGAGGGGGACGTTTTCAATGTCAAGTTTGAATGTCAGCCCTGTATGTTTACGCCGAGAGGTCAACAATTTGTTGCTGGAAAGATGACCTGAACCAAATCTGATTTGTGACACAACCACTGGCTTTGTTGGTGCAGGCTTCGACTTCGCCATGCCCATGTTTTGCCAGTGGCCTAGAATATGCCGTATGACATATTCTGTCCACCCCGTCGTCGCAACGAGATGATATTCGGAGAAGGTTCTTGCCTGTTTACGATACGAATAATGATCGCGCATTGACAGAATGTGTCTTGCAAGGAATACATCCTCATTACCCTGCGCGAAGTACTCCACCACATTGAGCCATACGACATCCTCCTTGTCGAAATGCTCCATGCCAGGGGCTCGTGAGCTCAAACCGGACCGCTCAAACCGGACCGCTCAAACCGGACCGCTCAAATCCGACCGATTGATAAACTAATTATGGCAATGATGATTTATTTAAAAGATTTGATTTTTTCAGATACAAATGCAACGTAAATTTACAAGACACTTACTTATCTGTATAAATTCCTTCAATTCAAGTCGTTATGTAAGATACGCTTTGGAACTGATCAATCAAATAAATCTTGAGTTGGGTTATGGTGGAGTGAAATTCTCCGTACTGTGTGTTTTTGGTGGCTGCAGTACTTACAAAGTTTGCAGTTTTGATAAAACAACATATGTTTCAATACCCCAGAACCTATCAGATCATAACGTTTACATGGGAATCAACTACTGTCATAGTTTATCAATGTTACCCCAAAAGGCCACTTGCGTCATGTTTCATGACACAAGCATGGTCAAACAAGGTTGTTTTCGAAAAATGATGATGAAACTGAGTCGATATGATCTCAAAGGATGGGTTTTTGGCCACGCCCTTGGACTTTATAACATCGGTGCATGCGATATGAAGTTTGCCATTGACAATTCAAAAAATTGGATTGATATAACTCATTTAGACAAAAAAACATCTATTCGGCTTGAGCACTCGCGTGGCGAAGTCGAGGTACAAAACAAACAAATTTCCGGATTGAGAAGATTTTCTAATTATACACTTTCTCAAGCTAACTCTGAAGAAGGAGTCAAAGATTTAAACGAACTTGATTTTCACTCAATCGTACCAATGTGCGAACATGGACAAACCAAAACTAAACACGTTGTTTTTATCGGCTCATTAGGCATCTACAAATTCACTCATGCACCAGGGTCGTTTCTCTTGCCAATCTGGGTTGGCCCATATGCTCCTAAATCAGAAGACGAATTTAACGCTCTGTCACAGAATGTACATGTTCAACAAAACGAATGGGTGCGGGCGCTTACACCCTACAAACCCACAAAGATATGTGAAGAAGACACTTAAAAGAAGAAAATTCATCCACCACAAAAATGGTCAAAGTCACCAAAACTACCAAAACTACCACCAAAGCACAAGTCTCCTCCCTCGGCCGTTTCAAATCCTCCAGAGGCGTGGTCTCCACCCCCAAACCCCCAAAAAAGCGGCTACGTTACCGTCTTTTGCAACCGCAAACGTCACCTAATCCACGTGCTCATGGCGATCGCCTTCGGCCTCCCCAAGCGGGACGACCAGGACACCGTGGACCACATCGACGGCAACCCGTCCAATAACCTCCTGGAGAACCTGCGTTGGGCGAATCAGAGCGAGCAGATCCAGCACTCGTACGCCACGAATAAGAAGCGCGCATCAAACGCCCCGAAGCAGTCGAAGCCGGTGGAAGGGCGTGAGCTCGGGGCGGAAGAATGGGTGCCGTACGCTTCGGGAGAAGAGGCGGCTCGGAGTTTGGGGTTGGATCCAGGGAGCATCAGTGCGTGTTGCCGTGGGCGATGTAAGCAGACGGGCGGTTACGAGTTTCGGTGGGGTGTTCCCAACGAGGTGGCGGTGCTGGAGGGGGAGGTGTGGATGGACGTTGTGTTTTAAACTAAATTTTTAATGTGACGATTTCTATAGGAGG